CGCCACTTGGAACGTAATGTCCGGGTCTCCTTTTGAAGCCTTGGAGGTCCATACTGCTTTGGTCGTGATTCTTACGCGTGTCACGTCGGCCGAACCGGTATCGAACGTCACCCCATCATCCAATGCCGGAAGCTCCATGTCCATGGTGAGGGCTTCGGAACCCAAATCCGAGGTCTTGATTTCACCGGCTTTAAAATACACTTCTTTTAAGTCGTTGAACAATACTTTTAAGTCTGTCAACGCTGTTGTTACTGTCAATCCTGCCATATTGCTAATTTCATTTAATGGTGTTATCCTGTTAATTTTCTTGCTCATAAGAATCCGTGGTGTTTACGATAAGTTTTGCTTGTATGTTCCATATCGTGAAGCCTAATCCGTCATCGCCTTTTAAGACAAGTAAAGGCCGGACTGCCGAGAACCTTTCGGTCACAATAGGGAACTCTCCGGTCACTCCGTCCAGCATCTCTTGAAGTTTCTTTGTATGTGCTACGCCTTGGCTTCTGTTCCTTACTGCTATTTCTATGCGCAGGGTGGTTTTCTGGTAGGCGTTTTGGTCTTCAATGGATACAGGGAGGGAAACCACGATGAAATCATCCATCTGTTTCCCTGCGGCCGCAGGACGATGTTCAGGAAACACATGCTCCGAAATACCGCCCAACCTTTGGCATACCTCTTCCAAGACTTCGGAAATGTAATATTTCGTCACGTGGCTCATTGCGGTATGGGTTTTAGGTTTTGCAGCAGTATCTGTCTTGCACGTTGCCATGTTTCCGTGAGCACGTTCAGGTTACGTGACGATTCGATATATTCCGAATATTCCGTACCCGTACACATCACTATTGAGAAACCTTTTTTCGGGACATTTGTATAGCTTTTTAGAAAGTTCAACGAAGTGTCCGAGCCATAAAGGCTGTCCACATCCGTCTTTCCTCTCACGCCTCTGGCATGCCCCTCGTAAGGATGAGACAGATACACATACTTTCCTTTCTCCACTTTAAGTCTTACGGGAGGTCGGTTCCATGATTCCTGGAAACTGCAATAGGCCAACTTACCGTCCATGTATATCCCACAGGCGTATGAAGTCTGAGTATTTCCGGTGAAACCCTGGAACTCCTTGGATTGTACTGCATCCGCAAGCAAACGCTCACAAGCGGAAGAAAGGATGTCCTGAACGTGCGTATGGATAATCCGGTGGGATTTTTTCATACCGGCCTTAAACACTTTTCGGTTCATTGTCTTTACATCCGTACTCATATCCTTAGTTTTTAGAAAGGTTGAAATATACCGTAGTCCCCCATCCGCAATGCTCCACGCCTGTCACAAGTATTCCTTCCCTGTGGTCTCTCCCGAAGGCGGTATAGTCCAGCAAGTCACCTTCCGATACATCTATCAGTCCGGGAATGTCAAGACCATAATCGCCTTTGTAAACTCCGTTTGATTTAAAGCTGCGGAGGGAACTGTTTCCGTATTTCAAGCATTTACCTGCATATACGGTTTCCTTTTCTCCGTCCGAAAACGAAGTCTCTCCTTCTACCTTATAGATTACACATAGGTGTGGAAATTCCGGATTTTCTACCTTCTTGGCCATAACCTCATTCCTCTTGCGTGCAACTTTATCGTGGAACCCGCCACGTTCTCCCCATATTTCTTATAGATTTCGTTTGCCATGATACGCAGGTTGCGTTTGTCGTAAGCACTGCTTTCTGTCGAACCCTCCTTGTGTTTCCAAGTCCCGTGAGCCTCTTCCACGCTTCCTTTTATGCTCGGCGTGCTGGCACACCACATATACAGGTCTGCCTTGCAAAGTTCCTTTTGCTTTCGTGTCAACTCCTTTGACGGGGTTCCCGGGGCGATTCCACGGTCTTCAAGGATAGTGGCGATGGCATTGTCCTCTATGTCAAACCCTACGCAACCGCGAAGGTATTCTTCCACGGTGCGTTGGGTTTCCGTATGGGACGTTTCTCTCGTCATGCCTTACCCTTTGATGGTGAGATAATACATCCAACGTACCTTGTTGGGCACTGCCAGTCCGGTCACTTCGCTCTTGATGACCTGCGTCATGGTCTCGTCCTCGAAAACCTGACGGATTAAAGTACGTCCTCCGTCATACAATGCCACACGGGCACCCGGTGTTTCCATGTAAATCGGCTTGCCGCATTGCACGTCTCCTATGGCACCGTCCGGCACGTAAACAAGCACGCCCTCGTTGAAGCTGTCCATGTACGTATATTCCATGGCCTGTTTCTCCTTGTTGAATTTCTCCACCGAGGAAATACTGTCCACCACTTCAATTCTCGCTCCGATACGTGATTCGATAAATGTCTTGATGGTGTCGTCATCTACCAAAGCACCGAATGCCGTGATATTGTCCGCGTCCGTGATGTCCGGCCGCACGTACATCACATACATCTTACGGAAATAGGGCAATGCGATAAGGTCCTCATACGTGGTAAGCGAGCACTCCCAATGACCTTCCGGAGCGAAGTCTTTTCTGCGGCTGTCCAAACGGATGTTGCGCATTTCCTTTATCGGGTCGACTTCTCCGCTCGTCACCTTTGAGTCTTGTGAAACTTCTCCGCTGCCGTTCTTCGTGTACCATTTCAATACCTTTTTGTTCTTTGCCGGAACACCGAAATCTATCTCCAACGGGATGCCGCCGGGGTTGTTCTTTGCGTCTATCACCAACTTGCCGAAGTTCGACACGATTTGGTGGCGTTGGTAACGGAAAGTGTTGTAGTTGCCGCCCAACAAATCGTCCAAACCGTTGAACAGCAAGTCCATGATGGTGTTTTCAATCTCCGGAGTGCTGCCTCCGATGCTGTCCATGAGCATCATCTTCTCGCGCAATATCTTGCGGCTCAGTACAACTTCATGCTTGAATGTCGGGATACCGCCCATTTTCAGGCTCAGCCCATCTGTCGATTTTGTGTTGCCGTCGCTGTCGATGTCCACGTAGGTACCCATGGTATACGGGCGGATGGTGGCTTCTATCTGCTCGTAAGTCGGGCGGATAGGCAGGTTGGGGTTCAATGGGAAGCCCATCTGCGCGAAAGTCGATTCCGCATTGTACTTGTCCGCGAACATGTCTTGGATAAAATAGGTCAGTGCACTCACGCCATTTTTGTCTACATACCCCATGGAGGCCAAGCCTTTGGCCACAATGTCATAAAATTCTTTTCCTCTTGTGTACATAATCTGCCTCCTTTTTTAATCTTCACGGACAAATTCAATCATTGGAAGCTGTTTCTCTACAGCTTTCGGAATACCGCCTCCGTTCACCCGGTCCGCATAAATACGTCCGGCTCTTACTACGGCGCAAGTGGCCAGTATGCAACCTTCCGGAATACATACGTCCTCGAATATCAGCCCGTTCACGTCATCCAATGAACCGTTGG